ATGATAAGGTTACCAGATAATGCAGCATTGTCAATAGCCATTCTCATAAAGCCATTCATTAATGTCTGTGTATCATCCATGTTCTCAGCAATACCAACACCAAAGAATGAGTATGGGTTATGCTCGTATGGTGTTGCGTAATAAGGAATACGTGTAGGCTTGAATGGGTTTAGTACAAAGCGTAGTACTTCACCATTACATGACCAGATATTACAGTTAACCTCATCTAAGTCAGCTAACTCTCTAGGTATCTTAACACCATGCTCTTCTAATATCTTTACATCAACGTAACCCCAGAACTCTAACACTTCCCAACGCTCAGAGTTTGGTTGAGTGTCATCGTCTTCCATAGTCATTTCCCAGTATTTCTGTAAGTAGTCTGGTCCTTTGTCTACAGCCATCTGAACTGCGTCATCCATAAAGTATGGACGGTTCTTTAATGCTCGTAGTTGTGTTCGTGACATCTTATGTCTTTCAACAACATACTCTGCATCTTGCATAGAGTCAGCTTCAGGGTCAGGGTAGAAATCCCAAACACTTACATGACTACACTCTGGTACTGTTTTGATGATAGGGTCATACTCACCATCTTCGCCCCAGTTAGGATACTCTTTATCTACAGCAAACGGCCCCTTCATAACACCTGTTCCTAGCAGTGCCATTTCAAATGCCATGCTTCTTAGGTGTACGTTAGCTCCACTCTCTTGTAACTGATCGTGTATCTTCTTTTCCATCTTCTTAGCTGCAATAGTTGCAGGATGAAATGTAACAGTAGTTTGTGCAGTACCAGCACCTTCTACAATCTTTTCAGATACAGATCCTAGTTTTTCTTCTAGTGGACCTAGACGCCCTTGTAAATCTTTTAGTGTCTCACCAGGTCTTAGCTCTGTAACACCATCAATAAGATAAGGCTGTGGAGCTTCATCTCTTGTTACAGCTTTTAATGCATCACCTGCAGCATCTGCATTAGGGTCTATGTTTATGTGTACAGACTCTGCTACACCATCAGGTAATACAGATGGATTTACTGTTAATGGAAAGTTGTTGTTACCAAATAGTACATCAACTATCTGTCCGTAAGCTGCTAATGTTTTTGTCTTAGTTACTTTAACAAATACACGAGACTTTTCTGAGTCTGTGAACTTTACATCAGATCCGTATAACCCACGATAGTTACGATAAGCTCTTAGCCATCTACTTTCGTCAGCATACCTTGCATCTTCTGCTCTTTTGTATCTTTCTTGTATAAATGCAATTACACTAGATTTCTGCTCAAAGATACTGTCGGTACTGTCCTCTGCAGCTACAACATCATCTGTCTCAAACATTTCTTCAGCCATTAGCTGTCTTCCTTTCTCTCCAAGGTCCGTTATTAAAAGCAGCTTGCTCTTCACAGTTAGGACATTTATCGTTCCACATATTCTTATTGTAAGATATCTCGCACTTAGGGCAAGACTCTATTACATCAGTATCCGAATGTTGAATCACTAGCTTGGAATCCTGTTCGTTGTTTAGCAGGGTTGTAATCCCATATGCTGCTTCTTGGTCTTGTCATTATACCATATCTTAACGCATCGTACAAGTGGTCTTCTGCTTTTGTGTCTACATCTTCTGGATTCTTTTTATCCAAAGGTATGCTTGGTATCTGTGATATAGTGTTTCTACAGTTATCCATAAACACAAGCATAGGCTTTTCTAAGAAATCATCTACTTTTAATCTTCGATGTATTTCGTTCTTACCTGCGATACGTGAGCCTCGTGAACGATCAGAAGGACGCCAACGGCAACCCTTCATGTTCATTTGTTCAGCTAGTGATGGCCCAGTATCGCCACGGTTGTGCCACAAAGAACTATCAAGCACCCCGTATCTCATTCCACCATCTTTTGCTTCTGCCTCTAGTATCATATCTGCTAGATCAGAAGCTGTAACTTTAGAGACATACATCTCACGATAAACTATAAGTTGTTCATCAGGAGATACAGTAAACCAAAGCACCCCAGTGTAACTACCATAACCATAATCACACGCTCTAAACTTAGCCCAGTTATCGGGTACTTCAAAGCTGTCAATAACGTGGATTGATCTGTCGAACTCTGTAAAGGCTGCTCCTTCGTTGATGTCCCAGTTACCTTCAAGGAGTTGCTTCCTCTGATGCTCTGGTAATGATAGGAGCATGGCCTCATAGTCACCCTCTTCGGCAAGGTATGGGTTATCGAAGAGAGATGCAGGAATAAACCTACGCTTGAATAAAGGCTGACCTTCCTTGCTGTGTCCTTTAGGATATACGATTGTTTTACTTGATTCAATGTCTGTAGCCCAAAAAGATTTATCTGAAGGTGCAGGATCTATAAACATCTTCTTGACCCAGCTATGTCCAGCACCACCTGGGTTTGTTGTAGCTCTCATGTAAAGTCCTAAGTCTCTACTGTGTGCGCTACGAAGACGTGACCTCATATAATCCCAAGCGTAAGGTGTAGGCCATTGAGTAAGTTCGTCAAATCCAATCCAGTTGAAAGCCTGTCCTTGGTATCTTGTGACATCGGTATCTTTATCCAGATACGACATCCACAGTCTTCCACCTTTAGGAGAAGTCCACTGTGACTTACGCTCTGACCACTTGATTCCTGGTACTGCACGTGGATATAACTCCTGTGACTTTTGTATGAGTTCCCTTAGTTCCTCAGTTGTGTGTCGCACAAGGAGTCCAGAGAAGTTAGGATCGTTCAGACCGTGTAATGGGTCTGCTAACATAGCATATGATTTACCACCACCTGCTGCCCCTCCATACAGAACTTCTCTTTCAGAAGAACTCAAGAAGGAGGTCTGTGGACCTTCATTCGGTTTGAATACGACTTCTTGTGCTTCTTCAACGTCATAGTCAGTTGCTACTACCTGCGCTGGGATAGGTTCTGGCTGGGGGGCTTCTATCTCCGCTGGCTTCTGAGTATGCACCGACTCCTTGTGTTTCGAGTTTTTCGATTTCCGCAAGCGTTTCTTCGAGCCACCTGGCAAGCTTACGTTTAGTGATAGATGCTTTTCTACGTCTTTGCTCAACTTCTATTCTCTTCTTTAGACCCATGTGTGATATGTAGCGGTCTGCTTCTTTACTCAACCATTGTGCTACTGCTCTGTAACTATACTGCTTGAGGTGTCGTTTTGCAAGCTCTAAAGCTTCTAGTTCATGTTCTATAGGTACAAGTAATCTGTCATTATCAGGATCTAGTTCATAACCAAACGGTATCTTCTTAGTTAGCCTGACAATCTTGTGCCATTGTTTGTTGTGTGTCTTAGGCGGTTTGGGTAATTGCCAAAAGCCTAACTCTCTTTGTGGTATTATTCGTTTGTACCTTCTTTTGGTGGTAGGTAGAAGATGCCACCACCGCTAGTAACATCTACTTTATCTACCTTACCAAGTCCTGCTCTATCAAGCAAGTCTTTTGCTGCTACCATCTTTTCTTTAATGCCTAGCTCTGTTGGATCATACAACGCACCAACCATAGCCATAGCAGCTTTAGGTGCAGTACGTGCAAAAAATGTACGAGTCTTCTCACCAATCTCATCTTTTAAAGATTCAACAATCGCTGCAGTGTTACTGTTATCACCGTAACCTGCCAGTTTTTTAGCAGCGATAACATCACCATTAGCTTCGTCAAATAATACATCTAAGAATCTTTGTTGTTTATCTGTTAGATTCCTCGCCATATATTGCATTCCTTATTTGTGATCTACCAATTCCTAGATCGTTTAGTTGTCTATCATCCAACATGTGTAGCATTCTAAACTCTGCACGTTTTTGTTGTCTGATTACGTGGTTATTCCACATTTTTCTTAATAAGTTTTTCATAGCACTATCTCCTTTGTTTGTGTGCGGAGATAGTTATACTCAAAGTTAGGTCAGTAAGTAGTGCCTATTATTGCAATTCCGTTATGCAATTAACGTCTATTAGGGTTATAGTGCTCTTCTACAGAGATAGTAACACCCATGCTACCACCACCATTAAATACAGTTATTTTATCACCTTGATGTAAATAAATCCTATCAGAAGTAATCATGTTATAAACATCCTGACCTGAAACAGATTTGTTATTAACTATAGTATAATACGCATCATCTTCTTTGTGATACCATTGAATAGAAATATTACCAGTAGATGCAGCACCATTACTTATATGTAAAAATGTAATAACAGCATCATGGTTGTCAGGGCAAGTGTATAGAACATCACTACTTGCCCCACCAGAAGTGGCTGTAACCGAAATACTTTCTGTTGCTGTATTATACGGAAGTGCTACCATTTAGAATTTAATCTTTGCACCCAAGGTAATATCACCAAACTCAAAGTCTGCGTCTGATGATACTTTAGTGTATGTTGTCATGCCTTTCCATACGTACTCAGCTTTCCAATCTACACCTGTAAAATGTCACCCTTGTTTAGGTCTAGTACATCTATAGTTGTTTCACCTGTAAAGGAAACGCCATATGCACCTATACCCATAGATGGTGTTACATCTAATGTCCACAGT